ATAGCCATCGAGTCCTCCTGGGGACGCTTTGGCTACTAGATTGTCGTTATTCTGAGTCGAAGTATTGATACACAAAGGCCCGGGAGTCCGCCACAACCTCCCGGGCCTAATTGCATCCCGAACAACTATTTTAATATCCTACGTTTACACACACACACACACACACACACACACACACACACCCTCCACATAAGCTGCCATATAATAAAGCACAACCGGCAGCCTACTCAACAGATTACTGCTTCACGTACAGCCCGAAACCCTTGTTGAGACCGACAACATTCCTGTGAACAAGGTAACACAGTGCGTCAGCGACATCTGCGGGCTCGATATCGTTGTCCTTGCTGGCAAACTTCCGAACAAGGTCGCGGAAACGGAGCGACGGGTTACCAGCAATACTGCGAACCATCTGGACTTCTAGCCACGGTAGATTCATTTATGTTTTGCAGTCAGATGTCCTGAATGGACTTAAGGGAGTCTGGCCGACTTTCTGTGCGCCCTATATGACTACTATACCACCGTTACGTTTTGCTTCCTAGCCTTTATTTTGAGTCTGTAGTGTTGCCTAAATTTTTCCAAGTTATAGAAAACACACCTCCACCTACCATAACGGCACCCAACACGGCGCCGATAGGCATAGCTAGGAAGCCTACCATTATAGATACAATAAGTGCTCCCAAATCGATGGTGGTGGTGACGATTTTCTTCATGCTATCTAGATTGTCTCACCCGAAAGCATTATCGCGTACCCTCAGTGTGGTACTTAAAATAAATGAGCCGGGAAGGATGCTTGAACCCTACTTCCCGGCTCTATGGTTGGGCTCTGCTTACTCTCAAAAGAACTATAACACTATGTTGGTATGAGTAGTGAGGTCTTTCTGAGGAAACAGAACGAAGCCCAATATTAGGCCTAAAATCACTTGAGTGCCTGGCCAGCGGTAAATCTGCCAAAAACGGCTTAGTTCCCCATAAGGGGTACTCCAGAACCATACGTCTAGCCCTAAAGTGGCAGCTACTAGAACCCAGAAAGCTATCGCGGGAATAGGGCTACCCCAAACTTCGCCCCAATTAAGCCAAAAATGTGCTGCCAAACCACACCAAAGGAATGGTATAAGATTTAGTTGGTGGGCTCGCTCTCTAGCTATCATAGAAATCGTGCCTACATCAATAGACTTTTCTCGCATATAGAGCAATACTAGCTCCCAAAGCAGCCAAGTAGGCCAAAATCCAGCCCAAATTACTAATGTCGCTAGGTCAGTTTTCATATAGCTCCTAGTAAACTAAAACACCGACTGGTGGTGCAGCAACTAACGCACCAAACCCATCACGAAGCCCACCACTAGAATCCACAGGGTATGCCTCTCCAGTAACCTGAGAGGATACGCTTGATTCCACACACATTCCTGGCGGTATAGGCTGCGTCGGATTAAGGGATGTCACGGTTAACTCATCAAATTGAACTTCATCAGAACCGTTAACGCCACCAACCCCCACACCGCACCGGCCAAAAACAACCGGTCTATTTAAGACTCGGCTATAGTCTACAGTGTTGTAGGTGAAAGTCGCAAGCTGACCTACAACCTTAAACGCTACAGCATAATCCACGCCCGAATTGAAGGTCAGTGGGATGTCAGCACCAGCCTGCGTAATCGCTCCGTTGATACGGTCGTAAATTTTGGCAGCAGAATCCTGAACTGAAACGTAAGTGTAGTTGTTTCCATCTATATACCGAACAATAAGTCGAGGAGAGCGGAGTCCTATATTGGATGAACGTACAATCGCACTCACTTGTGCGTCAAACGCACTAATTGAAGTCCGAATCCGCGTCTGCCCGTCTACATCTGCACTATTTCGGAGTCTGCTAGCAGAAATCGACCATACCCCAAAATCGATGTAATCCACCGACGAATCAAAATTAAAGCTGTCTGTAATAGTAATGTCAGAAACAGCCCAAAACGGTACCACTGGCCCCGTACGTAACCGAACCGTTATATCACCTGAGGTGCTACCAGATACTACAGCCACTCTGATATAACCTCCGTTTACTCCCCTAAGCGGGTTAGTCCCAGCTAACACTCTACTACCAGTTGAGTTGTCAAGATAGACAGTTAGATTGGCTGCTTCTGAATCAAACTGTAGCGTAGATAACCCGGAGCCATCTAACGTTGATGTTCTATCAGCGCCAAAAACACCAATAGCAATAGTGGCAGGGATTCCCGCTACAATCTCAGCACCCACAATAGCGTGGCCAGCGGGAACATAAATCACCCGTTGCGAGCCAACAGCACCACTCATTTGTATGGTCATCCATTCATCAGCACTGTCTGATACGCCAGATAAAAATGCACCCGCTGATGAATACAGGTCTGCTCCCTGAAGTGCCCCAGAAAACCATTCCAGTGGTGCAAGGGAGGAGGCTTTGTGTTCTCTTAGTATTTCTTCTGTGGCGTCTGAAAATATTTTTGAAGCTCCAGCTATGTCATTTAAGTACGCTAAGGTATTAGATAACCACATTAACCACTCGCCCAGCCAATAGCCTCCGTTTTGATAACCTCCTTGTATAAGAGGAAATGCGTCTGGATTGACAAGATGTCGCATTCCGCCACGCTCAGTTAACAAAGCCGAACGATACGCCTTTTGTACAGTAAGTGCGGAAGCTTGGGCCTCTGTACTACTGCAAAGCCCTTCCGAAACCACTAGGTTCGTCAACATCGAATGTCGCAAATCAAGGTTAGACGACGGTTTATACCACCCATCCGAACGTCGAAGAGACCTAAGGCCAACAACTAGGTCGTTCTTAGCTCTAATGTAAGTTTCTCCTAATACAATATCCCCAAGTTCAATAGCTAGCTCTCCTAAACGTAAATACGCTAAAGCTTGAAGGGCTGAAACCATGCCTAATTCACCCGTTTGGTTTGTTATATCTTCAAAACCCCAACCCACCGAAAACCCAAGTGGCCCGTCCGGGTTAGAATAGATTAAGCCGTTAGGTCCAAGTGGCACAGAACCAAACGCTGTTTGAAGAGCAAGTCTGTGGGTCTCATAAACAGTAGCGTCTCCCCTGCGCGCACATAATACTAAAAGCTGCGCCAGATAAAGAGGTGAATCCATAGAGGGCCTATCACCATAGCCCGGCGGGCTGCCAGATTTATAGGTGTAGCTGCCATCCAGTTCGATTCGTTCAGCTGGACTGCTAGGGAAGTCTAGGTTTCCTCCAATGCTACCTACAAAGGCGTCCACTATCGGCCGAAGATAAGCCGCAGTAAACCAACCCGGGAAAGCTAGGGCCTGCATGTATGTGTCACGAAGCCACAGGGCCATATAAACACCGGCCCCGGACGGGAACCACCCGTTTACAGCACCAAACGTACCTCTAGAACGCAATCCAGCCCGAAGACAAATTGCTCTGGCTTGATTCACTCCTGGCACTCGCAAAACAGGACGAAATGAGTTAGACTGACCGACACTATCATTAATCAATTCAGTCTTCAGGTCATAAAGAGCTTGACGTACTGCGTTATAGTCTTCAGCTGTAACCCAATACGGCAATTCCGCCACTGGTGGCGGGACCGTTGCGTTAAACTTGGGGCCAGGTATCTCAAAAGTGCCGTCAACAAAACTCATGCTTACTCCTTAAGCGAATTCAGTCTTGGTCCCCAAACCAACCTGTCTAATGTGTGCATCAATAGAAGACACCATCAAGTTAGCTGACACCGTACCGTAGTCTTTGTTAGTGCTGTAGTTGCCCTCAGGACCATCTACGTAAGGAAGGTTTTGGACTCGCAGATATAAGATTGCTGACGTAGCTATGTCAACTGGAGGAATAATGAGAGCTAACCCTACAACAGTTTGCTTAAAAACGTCGCCAGGATTAATGACGCGGCTAACATCAAAACTAGTCCAGCCAGATAAAGGTGGTGTGGCCTCATTCAATTGAGACCAAGAGTATTCTCCAACAAACCTAATACGTTGAGCCAAAAGTGGGTCAGCCTGAGGCTCAACGTGGATATGTGGCCGAACCTGAACCTTATCCCAAGCGTGCGGCATCTGCCATTCTAGATGTAAAGTATCGCTTTGGTTGTATCGGAAGAAGTACGTAAAGTAATTAGTATCCCTATATCGCTCAAAAGTCAACGACGAGACACCGCCAGCCTGAGTAATTCGGCAAGGCAAATCACTCCAGCCTTCGCTGATATGCGGAAAGTAAATTACCCCAGACATATGCTACCCTTTACGTAGGTAGCGTAGTTGCGCCAGGCTCGTTCTGCTCGCCCTCTTCGTCTTGGAAGGTTAGGCCAATAAAGTTAACTGAAATTTCCTGTAGAGAGCGGTTCGCTACGCTAGTACTAAAACCTTCGGACTTGCAATTGAAAACTTCCATGATGGGCTTAGTGGGGTTCTGGCGGTCGTATAGAGATAGAGTGATATCGCCAGCGTTTAGAAGCTCTTGGAGCTTAGGTACGAGATTGCCTACCTTTTTGGAGTAAGGGCCTGCATCAATAACACGCCAACCAGAGCATGAAATTGAAATAGGAGCCATACCAACGTACTCTAGGGCCATGGGACCAAAGCGACCCAGACCATAGACCGGCGCGACATCGTACTGGACGCCATATTGAACGCTGGTGAAGATACCGACAACGACACCGTTGACGGCCATTACGGCTCTTGCGCCATGCGGAATTTTAGTAGAAGCCATTGATGTTACTCCTTATTAGGCAGACTGCTGGACTTGAGAGACCAACACCTGGACAGGGATAAAGTAGATACCGGTGCCTAGTTTTAGCTCTACGCCAACCAACATGGACGGTGCGCTAATGGTGATTGAGGCATTCTTGTACCCAGACGGGGCATCACTGGAAGCCGTGATTAGCTTCAACCGACGTAGCTCAACCAAGATACCCTTTAGGTACGATAGAGCAACCGCAGCCGATACGTCTGCGAAGGATTGGCCTACGAAAGCGTTTTCCATTTCCTGAGCAATCGTAACCGCACTCAAGTCAGCAGCGTAGATAGCCTGGATTGAGTTGTACACGAAGTTGTTGTCTACACCGTAGGTAGTTTGGTCTGAGACGAACGCGAAACCGCCGCTAGGACGGGCCCTGTAGGTCAACAGACCGGCGCTAAGAGCATCCTCCACCAAGGAGTCATCCCCGTCAAAGAAGTCGCCAGCAGCCTGCAATACGCCACTGCACTGCACTTGCTTGTTGAAGATGGGGCGGTAGAAAGCCGCAGCTTGGAAACCAGCCGCTAGAGCAGCACCGTACCAAGGCTGGTACTGAACAATTGAGCCGTCCTGGCCGATACCCTTGATGTCTTGGAAAGTGCAAGAAATGCGGGGTGAAGCTAGGTTTTGAGCATGGTCCTTAGCTAGCTCAAACGTAGAGCGGATTGATACGAAACCCTGACGAGGACGACGACGCTTGAAGGCACTCATCTTAACGACGTGTGCCAAAACATTTGCGTTCACAGCATCGATAGTGTAAGCTGAAGCTGAGTCAGTTAGCGAGTCTACGATATCGCTGGAGGCATCCCTAGAGAAAGCTGACACCACGAAGTTACAAGACAAACGCTCCATAGTAGCTAAAGCCGCTACGATATTAGCGTTGCTAGTGCCACCCTTGGTGCCTTCAGTACCCGGAACAGAACCGAAGTAGGTGATAGCTTGGGTGTCTGGTAGACCGGACATTGAGACAGTAGAGAACTCAACGTATGGGCTCTGAGAAACAGTTAGAGTTAAGTCGTATGAGTCGTTTTTGATACGGCAAGTGTAAGCGCCGAGGGTATTAGAGGTACCGGCAGTATAAGTGCCTACATCTAGTACGGTCGGAGGTAGCTGACCGTAGATGTTGCTGCCTAGAGCGGCAATGAAACCTACCTTGGAGTTAATCCACTTAGCCAAATCTGAGAGAGTCTTGAAGTCTTTGTAAAGCGCAGTCTGAGTAGTACCAGACCCACCCACAGGAGTTAGTACGATTGAGGCAGCGCTAGTTACCACGAGACAGCTAGTGCCGATATACCCAATCTTTAGAACAGTTTTCCCGCCGCCACGAATAGTTTCCGAAACACCATCGCTCTGACGGTTTAAGGTAATAGTGGCAGCAGCTTCAGCGCTTGAACTAAATAGCTCCGTAGAAGTACTAAATGCACGAGGAGCAAAAGTAGCAGAGTTAAAGAACACGGGGCTGCCCGTGTCTGAAGCACCCTTGGTGATTTCAAGAGTCTTGCTTACTCCATCAATAGCTGGGCGTAGGCACTGGAAGTTAGTGACAGCCGTGGTAACAGTAGCAACGAATCCAATGGCTGCACGGTCATCTGACAAGCGAGTTAGGGTTACGGTGGATGCCGTAGCTGAAACCACGGTGTAGTATCCGCCAGCCGCGTCACCAATAACTGCCGGGGCGGTAGAGGGGATTAACACAATATCGCCAGCCTGAGGCAGCGAAGCCCAGGAGGTCGAAATAGTTACGATTAGGTTTGACCCAGAAAGAGCACCTGCAAGAGTCGCGCCAACTTTACCGATTAACACGCCACGGTCAGTACCGGTAGCGTTAGTGAAGCTGATAGGACTGAAGCACTGAATATCAGTCGTAGCAGCAATATCGGTGGGAGCTACCACTGCTGGAGCTTCAAAGGTGCCTGTATCGTTGTAGAGTTTGGTAGCTGAAATCGTAGTGGAGTCAGCAGCAGTAATGATGTAACTACCAGAGTTTTCGTTAGCAGCAGTACCTTTGATAGCTGAGGCAGTAGGGATGAATAACGAATCACCTACAGACGGGGTTGCCGCCCAAGTGTTGCCAGCGATGGTAAGCACAATATTATTGCCGGACACAGCCACAGCTAGGGTGCCGGTGGTAACCTGGGATGCAGCTAGCGTGCCACGGCTTTGCCCACCTAGAGCCCGTACACTAAAGTTAGCTAGCGTAGCAGCTAGGCCAGGGCCAGTAGTCCTTACTTGACCCAAGAAAGCAGTAGGGGTGACAAAGGTAGCTACAGCTGATACAGGGTTTTCCGCACCACCGTTTAAGCGAAAACGAAGGTCGTAAGTCTGAGCCGCAGTTGCAATAGGGGCAGCAAAGGTGGCTGATACGGTAGCGGGAACCTCACCGGCAGTAACAGTGCTAGAGTAAATCATGTTACCTAGCGCACCAGCAGCCTTGACGCGGAGGTTACCGTAGTTACTAAAACCAGCACGGGTCAGGGCCAGCAGAGCCTTAGTGCCCACGTTGGTTTTGACTAGGAGGATTCGCTGAGGAGCACCACGAACCGCACCGTCTTGAGACGGATTAGCAGCAGCACGGTAAGCGTCCACTAGCGGACCGGAAATATACTTAGCCGTTACAGCGCTGTATTGGTCCGGTCCAAAACTAGATACCGAAACGTCTTCATCGGTGTAGGAGTTGCCTGACTCAGCCTCACCGAAGATAGCCACGATACCGTTGGAGGCCAAACCGCTGGCAGAGTTGACTACTTGGACAGACGAGTAGGCGCCAGGAATCTTTAGCGTACCGTTCGTATCAATATAAGTTAAAGCCATGAATTCAGTCTCCTAAATCGTAGTTTAGATTGTTGCTTAGCCTTAGCGAACTGGTTTGATACCAGCAGGCCTAATAGGTGCGGCGGGCTGCGGAGTGACACCGGTTCCGCTGGGAATACCAGCTTTGCCACCAGCGAACGGTAGCTGTTTGCCTGTAGTCAACCCAGACGGGGCTGCTCCAGGCGTAGGCTGGAATAGACCTGGGTTTTGGTGCATATTAGTTTCGGGGTCTTGGACAAACTTACCCCCAGCAAAGTCAAATACGGTCTTTTCCATTTTAACGCCACGCTTAGCGGCCCAATCCATAGTAGCCTTCTTCATAGCGTCTTTCTCAGCCATACCGAACGGTGCGCCGGTAGATGCGCGAGCGGTAAATACTTTCTTAGCGCCAGCAGCGGCCGGGGAACCAGTCTTAGCGGGGCCACCTACCTTAACAGCGCCAATCTTGGCTGCG